CGGTTCGTCTCTCTGGGATGAGGTATCTAAACCGATAGAGAAAAGTCTAGTTGATTATCCTTTTGCTGGTATCAATAAACTAACTTACGGTGTCAGAGATAGCGAGTTAGTGACAATCACTGCTGGTTCAGGTTTAGGTAAATCTCAGTTTGTCAGAGAGGTAGTTTATCATGTGTTAAACAACACTGAAGACAATATAGGCTTAATGTTTTTAGAAGAGTCAACTAAGAAAACAGCTAGGTCTTTAATGTCGTTACATGCTAACAAACCTTTACACTTACCTGATGTTGAGTGTGATCCTGAGTTGTTACGTGAATCCTTCGATGCTACATTAGGAACAGGCAGGTTGTTTCTTTTTGACCATTTTGGTTCTACCAGCACTGATAACATTTTGAGTCGTGTGAAATATATGGCTAAAGCCTTGAAGACTCGTTATGTGTTTTTAGATCACATAAGTATAGTAATTTCTGCACAAGGTGAGGGAGATGAACGTAAAGCAATAGACGAGATAATGACTAGGCTTAGAATGCTTTGTCAAGAAACTGGTATTTGTTTGTTTATTGTTTCTCATCTTAAACGTCCTGAAGGTAAGGGACACGAGGAAGGCACTGCCACATCTTTGTCACAATTGCGCGGCTCTGGCTCTATCGCTCAGTTGAGTGATATTGTAATAGGACTAGAACGTAATGGTCAGCACGAAGACCCTATGGAACGTCACACCACCCATGTCCGAATACTAAAAAACAGGTTTTCTGGACTTACCGGACCTGCAGGGCGGCTGCTGTATGACTTAGAATATGGTAGAATGGTGCAACGTCACGATGAGGATGAATTATGAGAGAAATAATTATAGATGTTGAAACTAATAGTACAGCTACTCATATTTGGTGCGCTGTTACTAAAGACTTAGAGACTAAGGAGGTTAATGTATGGACGGAAGCAGAAAAATTACAAAGTTATCTGGCAGAAGAAAGTATCTTGATTGGTCACAACATCGTAGGCTTCGATGCTCCAGTATTGAAGAAGCAGTGGAATTTGAATATCGACATACACCAGTTAAAAGATACACTCGTAATGTCAAGATTATTAAATCCAATACTCGAAAATGGTCATTCATTAAGAGCTTGGGGTCAACGACTGGGAAACTATAAAGATGATTTTAAAGACTTTGATGGTGGTCTTACAGAAGAGATGGTCAGCTATTGTAAACAAGATGTTTCCGTTACCGAAGCATTATATAAGCGTCTTAGCAATGATCTATTGGATTGGGGTGACTCAGTTTCTATCGAACATAAAGCGGCTATTCAAGTTAAGCAACAGGAAGAAAACGGATTCAAGCTTGATGTTAAGAAAGCAATCTTCCTTCTTGTTGACTGGAGGAAGAGACTGGCAGAAATTGAGGAAGAACTACAAGAAGTTTTCAAACCTATTGTAACTGTACGTTTTAGTGAGAAGACTGGTAAACGTCTTAAAGATAAAGTAGAAGTTTTTAACCCAGGTTCACGCAAGCAGATAGCAGAACGTCTGATGGTCATGGGTTGGAAGCCGACTAAACACACAGAGAAAGGATCGGTGATCGTTGATGAGAAAGTATTACAAACTATTGACTTACCTGAAGCTAAACTCATTGCAGAATACTTACTCATTCAGAAACGGGTGGCTCAAGTTGAATCATGGATTGACCATGCTGATAACTCCGACAGGGTTCACTGTAAGATCATCACCAACGGAGCAGTGACAGGTAGGATGACTCATTCTAAACCTAATCTTGCACAGGTTCCTCGTGTTGGTAATCCGTTTGGTAAGGAGTGTCGTGAGTGTTGGACAGTAGAGGATGGTAATGTACTGGTAGGTATAGATGCTAGTGGTCTTGAGTTGCGTATGCTTGCACACTACATGCGTGACGAGGAGTACACCAACGAGATACTGAGTGGTGACATTCATACTAAGAACATGAAAGCAGCAGGTCTTACTAACAGGGATCAAGCCAAGACTTTTATCTATGCGTTTCTTTATGGTGCAGGTCCAGCTAAGATCGGACAGATTGTAGGCGGTGGTGAGCGAGAAGGTAGAAAGTTAATCGACAGCTTTCTTGCCAACACACCAGCCTTACATAAACTAAAAGAGAAAGTTAATAGACTTGCTCAGAAAAACTGGTTACCTGGCTTGGATGGTAGGCGATTAATAATTAGATCACAACATGCCGCACTTAATACATTACTACAAGGAGCAGGTGCAGTAGTAATGAAACAAGCGTTAATACATTTGACAGATGAGTTAAAATCCTGTAAAATATTGGGTTCGTTTGTTGCAAATGTACATGATGAATGGCAGATTGAAACATCGAAAGAATTTGCTGAATCTGTAGGTCAATTAGGCGTTCAGGCAATTCAGCAAGCAGGACTCACACTAGGGCTACGTTGTCCACTCGACGGTGAGTATAAAATTGGTTCTAATTGGGCAACAACACACTAAGGAGAAGTAAATGGCAAAACTCGATCTAAGTCCTTTTAAAGTTAAAGGTGATATTATGTGGGCATTTTTAGACACACCTAACCAAATGTCCGAGCGATATCAGGTTGACATGTGTAACCTCTCACCAGAAGCAATAAAGAGAATTGAGGAAGCAGGTATTGATGTTAAGAAGAAGGATGAGAAAGGTTTCTTTATCGTAGCGAAATCTAAAAATTATCCTATCAAAACTGAAATGTCTGACGGCTCAACTGTTAATGTTAAGGTAGGTAATGGTTCTAAAGGAGTGGCTTGGATACGTCCTTACACTTATAATTTTAGAGGTAAAGACGGTGTTGGAGCAGGTATCAATAAGTTAGTTATTACTGATTTAATTGAATATACTGGTGCTAGCCCTGCTGAGTTAGAAGAAGCAGAGACGTTGTAACTTGTCTAAGTCAATGAATAAGGCAAAAGCCCTCATTGACGGAGACATCCTTGTTTATAGGATAGGCTTCTCTGTTAATGATCCAGAAGATGAAAAGTTTGCCATAGCACGTATGGGTAATTTTGTTCAGAACTTGTTAGAACTGGATGATATAGATTCATATACTGGATTCATTACAGGGAAGTCTAACTATAGGCAAGACATAGCTACTGAGCAGGAGTATAAAGCTAATCGTAAAGGTGTTAGAAGACCTTTACATTACGACACACTTCGGTCTTATCTCATGAGCAAATGGTGTTTCGAGTTAATTGAAGGACAAGAAGCAGACGATGCTATAGGTATTGCGGCTTATGCTCTACCTGAAAACAAAAGCTGCATCATGTCTATTGACAAAGACTTAGATATGATTCGAGGATGGCATTATAATTTCGTAAAGCAAGATCTTTATCATGTCACAGAAGAAGAAGCTATAAAAAACTTTTACATGCAGATACTAACTGGTGATCGTGTTGATAATATTCCTGGACTTAAAGGTATCGGACCTAAGAAAGCAGAGAAGATACTTAAAGATTGTATAGGTGAGCAACAGTTTTTTGAAACCGTGTTAGAAAAGTATGAAGGAGATATTGATAAACTAACTGAACGTGGAAGGCTCTTATGGATAAGAAGACAAGAGAATCAATTGTGGAAACCGCCAAACATTTCACAATAGGTTATGTCCAATGGGTTGATGCTGTGTCTGATAGTGGTTGGGAAACAGAAGTAAAAGTAGATGTACATCCTTGTCTTAGTATTGGCTTTATTGTTGACGAGACAGAAGATGCTATTTGCCTTGCTGCTGTTATATCTCACGATCAGTCTAACTCTAGGATACACATACCTAAACAGTGGATTAAGAGTATTAAGAAAGTAAGATTAGATAAGTTTTTAGATTTAAGGAGAAAACCATCAAAACCCAAAGTGCAAAAGCCAAAGGCAGAAAGCTCCAACAGTGGTTCAGAGATAACCTTATTGAAGAATTCTCGTTTTCCAGGTCCGATGTAAGATCTACGAGTATGGGGGCTGGAGGTGAGGATATACTATTTTCTCAAGAAGTAGGAGATCAATTAGGTATATCAGTAGAGTGTAAAGCTCGTGAATCAATGGCTGTCTATTCTTTTTATTCACAGGCTAAAGATAATTGTCCTGAAGGAAGAGAACCAGTAGTCATTGTAAAGCAGAACCATTCTAAACCTCTTGCTGTTATTGATGCAGAATACTTTGTTACTTTATTGAAAGGAACCAATGCGACACTTGATAATTCCTGACACGCAATGTAAACCGGGAAACCCCTTCAATCATTTAGAATGGGCCGGAAAGTATGCTGCCAAGACTAAGCCCGATGTCATTATTCACTTAGGAGATCATTGGGATATGCCAAGCCTGAGTGTCTATGACGTAGGTAAAAAGTCTTTTGAAGGTAGGACTTACAATGACGACATTCAAGCAGGTAACAAGGCTATGGATGCTTTAATGAAGCCTATCATCGAGGAACAGAAAAGACAGAGAGAAAACAAAAAGAAAGTATGGAAACCTAAGAAGATATTTCTTATTGGTAATCACGAGCAACGTATCGAAAGAGCTATCGAGTCAGATAGAAAACTAGAAGGGCTGATTGGTTACAGTGATTTCAATCTAAAGAAATATAACTGGGAGGTTCATGACTTTCTTTCTGTACCTATTGTCAATGGCATAGCATACAGCCATTACTTTACATCCGGTGTTATGGGTAGACCTGTTAGTAATCCTGGTTTACTTTTACAAAAGAAACACATGAGTT